GTCAGAACCGTTCATACTGGAACTGGTTGTAGAGACGTTGTTCCCGCCGGCTGTGTAACCACCACTCGTCGCCAGATCCGTAGTTCCTGAGACAAAGGTCTTCGAACCGGGCACCGTATTTGTGAGCGCAATAGCCCACTGATCAGTTCCGGAGTTAATACTTTCGGCTAGGTCTTCATTCGCCGCAGGGATTTTCACGTAAGATGCAGTTGGCATTTCAATTTCCTTTAATAAGAGAGACTGGCACGGTTATCCCAAATGTTATCAAACTTGGTATCACCATCCGCATATTTCAGGTTTATTCCTGATGTGGTATCCAAACGGCGAATCCTCCAGGAAGGCGCGGACGTAGCTGTACCGGGTTGCGACTCCCCAAAATAGATTAACGTCGAACTCGCCTGATCCCAGATGATTTGATACTGCAGATCTGAGAACTGTTCGGATACGGAACTCATGCTACTGGCCTATTGCCTGCTTGAGTTTTTCAGCTCGCGCATTGAAGTCGGCGACAGCCTGATCCAGATGCCCGGTACGCGCAGCAACGTCAGCTTCTCGGATGACTAGCGTCGACTCACGCTTTTCCAGATCCTTCAGCTTCTCGCTAAGTTCCTTGCGCAGGGTACTGACTTCGGATTTAGCAATAGTCAGTTCACTTTCACGCCCGGCCACCTCCGCCAATCGCCCATTGAGTTCAGACAACTTTCCCTCAGCAACACGCTGGGCTTCTGTCAGAATTTCTTCTGCCTTCGCCTCAGCCGCTGCCAGGGCTTTTTCGGCCTTCGTGTGAAGCTTCTGGATATCGCCGATCTTACCCACGGCTGCGATCATGACATCCAAGCGAGCTTGCTCGTCCTTCATGACCCCCACGGCTTCCTTAAACTTGTCCGGATTTGTGATGATATCCAGAAACTGCTCAACCGATTTCATATCCATCATGCACCACCTTGGATGATAGTGAGAGTGGCCGTACCAGATCCGGAGTTGTTCGTAATACGAATTGCCCGAACTGGTGAGGCGTAGTTACTATCAGCATTGGCCGTCTTGTTGACTAGCACAGTATGCTTGAAAGCGACGGGGGTGACCGCGGGGTCCTGGATGTTATCGAACGTATGCTCGACGTCAGTGGAGAGCGTCCCGCTGATTACCAACCCAAGGCCAACGGAGAAATATGATTGTGCATAGTCCAGGGGAATCCACGGCGACGATCCAGTACCTGTTTTTGATACTACGATGGGGCGCATTTATAGCTCCTTAATAGGGGGCCGAAACCCCCTCAGTTACGTTAAACGCGGCTGGCGATTTCGCAAGCGCAAGTCAGATAGTCGACGTTCAACGGACCCGCAGCAGTCCCGATAGCCATCGTAGGATTGAGCTGGATGGTGCCCAACGGAAGGTTGGCCAAGGTTCCGAGCGTACCTGCGGCACCGAACGAGCCGACGCACACACCGCCGTAATAGACATAGAGAGTTGGATTGCCGCGACCGTCGTAGTAGAATCCGACGGAAGTCCTGGCCGAGTTGACAGCGACGGCCGGGGAGGGCAGGGTCACGGTGGTCGTGGAGCCCGCTGCGGCAGACTTGATGTTGATCTGCCACGCAGTACCCGCCGCAGCCTTCGTGAAATACACACCATCGGTCGGGGCAGTCGGCGCACCCTTGATTGCACCGATCACGTAGTTCGGGGCGACGGTGTCGGCCGGAAGGACCAGGCCAGCTTCGAACCAGAACTGCAGACCGTTACCGAGGGAGGTCGCCGGATTGAAACTGAAGGCACCGCCGGGCAAGGTATTCGATTGAGTGCCTGAAGTTCCCCAGGTCAGGGCAAGTGCACCTCCGAGGATGGAGGTCGACAGAGCCGAGCTGGAGCCAGCACCACCTGCAACTACCGTCCAGTCGCCAGCGGCATACTGGAAGAAATCATTTTGATAAATTGCGAGATTGTTACGATCAGGGACAACGAGATTGCCCATGATACTGCCGGCGCGGTTGTTGGTGACACCAGCGGGAAAACGAGTGGGATTGCCCATTTTGAAACTCCTTACGTTAAACAGTTAACGAGGCTGACCTCGTAAGGGTATAGAACAGGATTACTTCAGCAAGGCTTTCTCGGCTTGGCGGGGGCCTTCACCGGAGTCTTGCCACGCTTGCGCGGTTTCGGAATTGCAGCCATACTGTATTCCTTTCATGAACACGGTACAATGGGGTAATGCGAACACACTACCCCATCTACTACTTACGGACCATTCGATCCATACACAGCGCGCGGATCAACGAACCCAACCGAGTAGCGCTCGTAGCCCAGGGCCTTGGCGTTCTTCGTATCGAAGTCATTGTCCTGGTCGAACGAGATGCCTTCGCGTTCCAGGAACAGCATGCCCTTACCCGACTCGACGTTGGTACGAACGAACCAGGCTTGAGGGGAGGTGAAGTAATGATTCAGCTTCACGCCGCCGGGAATGGCACTGGTGGCATTCAACACGTTAATATCGTTGTTGGAGTTGCCGGGCTGCAGAGCCGACTTCAGGATGCGGTTGGCGTTGAACCAGTTCGCCGGAGCCACGTGCAGACTCTTCGGCATCAGGTTGATCAGCAGGCCGCGGTCATCAGTAGCTTGCATGATCTGGATCAGCATGTCTTCCAGAGCAGCTTCGCTCAGGTCGGCATCCACCGCCAGCTTGTTGGAGAACGTACCGCCCGAGGTGTTCGGGTGGGCGGTCGAGCACAGAGCCACACCATCCGCACCCAAGTACGAGCCGCTGAAGGCACGGTTGTAGATATTCGCGCACACGCGTTCCTTCGTCTGGCGGAAGGCACGGGCGTTGCTGGTGGCGCGGGTCTTGCTCACCTCCATGTAGAGGTTGTCCTTCAGCTCTTCGTGCGTGACGATGTAGCCGAGGGCGTAAGCCAGGTGGACGAAACGAGTCGTCGGACCCTGAGTTTCGGAATCATACTCCGCAGCCTTGCCTTGCGGCTTGACCGGAGCGAGACCGAAGCCCGTGATCTGCACGAACTCTTCGTAGGCCTGCTCGGACGTTTCCACGTCGAACAGGTCCGTGTACTCGGTCACGTGGTCGTTGTAGGTACGACCCCAGAAACCTTTCACCCCAGGCCACAGTGCCTTGGGATGGTTGCTTGTCATAATGACGCCAGCCATGATCTACTCCTTAAACGCCAGCGGTGTTAGGACCGCCAAGCTCGTGTTGGTTGAAGATGACGTAGACCTTGGCATAGGTGCCGGGGGAGGTCAGGTCGTTGTCCGGGCGGCAAGGTGCGCCGACGATCTTCAGCGGAAGAGCCTGGGTCGTGTTGGCAGCAGAGCCTTGAGCGTAGCTCGCGGAGTTGAAGCTTGGGGCAGCCGGGGCGGTAGCCACGAACAGCGGGCAGTTCTTGTTGAACGCGGTCGCTGCGATGGTATCGGCCTGGGCTTCAAACACCGTGGTCGGATCATCAGCAACCCACACGAAGTAGGCCTTCGTCTTGGTGGCCGGGATGGAGATAGTACCGAGGGCATCGGGGTCAGCACCGAGCGGGCTGGACGAGCCAGCGTTGCCGGCATTCGCACCGATACCTACGATGACGCCGCGGGAGGTGCCAGAAGTCGTGGCCGCATTGCGCGTGCCGACGAGAACGACAGAGGAAGCCCCGGAGACAACATCGCCACCAGCCAGGGAAGCAACAACATCCCCGACGAAGTAAGCGTTGGTATCTGTCGACGGAATGTAGTACATAGTAGCTGCACCATTCCAGGGGGCACCATTCAGGCTACGCACGGGGCGCAGGCCGAAGGGAGCGGAAGTATTTGCCATTTAAAACTCCTTCAGGATTTCGTGATTTTGATGTCGCTATAGCGCTTGTCGCCGGAAACTTCTTCCAACGTACCACGCTTGATAGCACGGTCGAACTGGTCAACCTCACTCTGGATCGTTTGCTGATCCTCGTCGTAAAACTCACGCTCAATCTTCATGAGATAGGCGTACTGTGCAGAGCCATCTTCATTCCGCCCGACGAGGCGTTTAACTTGGGAGCCGCTATCTACGGCTTGAACCTCCTTAGGCTCGACGAAGGTATACCCACCTCGTTGTGCCTCCTGGATGCGACCAGCCGAGTCGTTGACCCAATGGAGATGATAGCCTTCCATAGTCATCGGTACTTCAAGCTTGGTCCGGGCGACGCCGAAGGGAACTCGAGATTCACGCTTCGGTCGGTCTGCCTGGGTGCGAACCAGGGGGGTTGTGTTATTCTCTTGGGTCATGCTTGTTCTCCGAAGTAATCGCGAACGTAGGCATCGCGGGAGGGGATGAGTTTCTGCTTCACGAACTTGTCGCAAGCGACTTTTGCATCAGGCGGCAGATCGGCGTAGGTTTTCTTCCCAACACCTTGTCTGTGGTCGCCACTGTTCCCAACTGCAGCAGGTCTCCTACTACCCTCACTACGGAAGTGCTCCGGAAAGTCCTCTTGCACACGACGCTTCACTTCTTCCAGGAATGGAAGGCCGACCAGGGCAGGTTGCTCCGCCCGCACGATATCTCCGTAGCCATTGGTAATAGCCCGAAGCTTCGTGTTTTCGGTGAACCAGGTATTCTCGGAAACCCACTGGGTCCAGGTGGGATCTGGTTGCTGCGGGGAGGGTGCGGAGCCAGGCTTCAGCTGAATCTGCGGCGGGGCATCCCCGAGCTTCTCCAGACGTTCCTCGATCTCAACTACCAGATCCCCATCATTTTCCCGCAGGGCGGCTTTACGCGCGTCCTTTAACTCTTTCTTAGCGCGCTCGAACGCCCGCGCCTCGGTCTCTTGGTGAAACTGTGCAAATTGCTGGATCGTCTGCTGCATTTCCAGGAGGGTGTTATCCCTCTTAGTCAGCTCGTTCCGCAGCTTATCCAGGTCTTTCCGCAGGAATCCGTTGATCCGCTTTCCCTCTTCAAGGAACTCGTCTGCGGGTTTCCAACGCTCAACTGGGCCATCGAATTCATCCGCCGGTCTCCAACCGAACAGTCGTGCTTCTTTCTCAGCTGCAATGACTGCGGGATCAGGGCCGCCGCTAGATCCAGGATCACCCCCTTCCGAGATTTCGTTCAAGTAAAGGTTTGGCATACGGTTCATGACTGGACTCCTTCAAGCACGCCCTTAACATCAAGGTCGTTAATCAGACGGTAGGTCTTCCCATCCGCCCCTTTTCTCTCGGTTCCGGCGTAGCGTGCGAACACTACAACATCACCGACTGCACACCAGGGCTCGGGTTGGTCAGCATACGTCGTGTTACCGAGCGCGATGACTGTAGCTTCCGTCTGCCCCATTTCTTCGCGGCGATTCTGGCTAGCCGTAGCCATGATAATTCCACCTTTCGAAACCTCTTCAACTTCGAGAGGGAGAACTAGCACGATGTGCCCAACTGGCTTGATCCCGGCGCTCATGAGCCGGCCCCATCCAGGTCCATCAGTTCGAGTTCTGACATGAGGGCGTAGGCCCGTGCACGTCCGATCGCTTCGGAGTTCATCTGGATAGTTTCATCCGCGGAACCCCCGGTGTAGGAACCGTTAAGCCAGGCCACTTGGATCTCCTGCGCCCGGAGCCGGAAGCTCTCCCGTAGCGCTTGGGTTACTGGGTGGGCTAACCAGCTGTTGAATTCCTCCTGCGAGATCACTTTCTCTGCTGCCATTTCCCATCTCCTGCTTCATCTTGATGCCATCAAGGATTATCTTAGCCGACCGCAGCAAACCGTCTTGGTGAGCTTTGGCAGCACCTATCTGTGCGTTGAGAAGGGCGATGGCATGCCCACTCTTCACACTGTCAGCTTCCGCGAGAAGGGCAATACTCTTCGCACGGAGTTCCTGAACCTTCGCCTGGTTAAGTTCGACCTCACCAAGCAATTCCATAGCGGCCATCTTCATGGTCATGCTGTCTTTTGTGGCCTGGGTCTGGGCCTTGATCTGGGCAATCTGGAGTTGCAGCGGAACAGGCGCCGGAACCTTGTCAGGCCCTGGATACACGCTCTCAATGTCCGTGATCTGAAGGGCGCGCAGATATCGACGCTCAACAGCGGCGGAGTCATACCCAGGGGTGTTCGCAGCTGCCTCCTTCAAGAACTGCGCCTGCTGCACCTTCTGCGTATCCGAAACCATGTTCGGGTCGGCAGTCGGGCAGACGCTCTTCTCCGTCGGATAGTAGTCTTCCCTCAGGATCTTTGCGGGGGTGGAGGAGGCCACTGCATAATACTCGACTGCGTCGTCGAGATAGACCTGGTTCAGCAGGTAAAGTTTTCGGAACTCCTCCTTCATTGCTCGGTGCAGCCGCTTGTAAATCCCGATGAAGACTCGCTGACCTTCCGCGATCATGTTTCGGGAGGTTTCGGCTGGCGTATTCTGCCCAGGATTCTCACCAACCTGCGGGTCAGTCGCCCCCGCCACACGCTCTCCGTAGTTAATCAGAAGTTGCAGCAGGGAGAAAAGGACCTGGCTCGGGGCCTTCGTGTCCAGCGGAACGACGTTCTTTCGAAGGTCGTCCCCGGTTGAATCCACCCGCTTCCACTCGAACGGCCGGAAGCTGGTTTCCCCAGAACGAATCTTCGCACCGCGACCAAGAAATCCCCCGGCTGTATTGGAGAGGGTTCCTGCATCCAGGAGTTGGTTGACCAGCGAATTGATAGATTCGTTCAGGGGGCCCAGCAGAATTCCGAAGCCGAGGTCGTAGATTCCGCCATCTGGTGACGGGATGAAAGGATACTTGGTAAAATAGTTCGTTGCGCGAATCTGGAAAACATCCCCAGTAGAGTTCCGTTTGATGCTCTGGCTGGTGAAACGTGCGACGATCCGACAAAGATGCGGAACATCACGGCGCACAGTGACGATATAGGGTTCCGCGAAGCCGTCACCATCGAGGTCCAGCCACCGATGCTGCTCAAGAAGGAAGTATGGGGCATCCGGGTCGTCGGGGGAGGGGGTGACTCCCTGCGCTTCCGAACGGGCCTCGTCGAGAACCGTCTGGAATCCGTTGTAGGTTGGCTTCCCACCAGGCTCATACTCACAATACAGTTCTTGTCGCTCCTGCCCAAGCACGAAGTTATGACTAACCTCCAGCACATGGGTGATTCGACTCGCGGTTTCCATACTCTTCGCAAAGTACGGAATCACAATGTCCTTCGCCAGCACATTTTCGCTCACATTATGCAGGAGCGCTGGGTCGAAGTACGTCTTCTTGAATGCGCACCCGATAATCGGCACCGTAATCAGCACGCGATCGTGGTTATCTTCCCAGGCTTCGTCCTCTTCCAGCACCTGGTAGCTCATGTGCGCGCCAACGCGGGCTGCACGGGAGGCCTTTCGCCCGTCAGGATCGCTCCCGAAGGTCTGGCACTTCACCAGATCCGGCCCCGGAACCATCGCGGGGTAGGCGCGAGCGTGAAACTGCAGGGCCGCAACAGTGATCAGGGGGAACTTCACGTTTGCTGCGCCAGGCCAGGGGAAGCTCTTCTCTTGAGAAACCTGAAGGGCCAGATCTAGCGCCGTCTTCATCTTCTCTTCCCAGGGAGAGCGGGCACTGAGGTCCATCTGGTACTCTTCCTGCACGGTCTGCGCGATCTTCATTCGGTCGCCTGCAGAAAGCAGCTTTCCCACGTTGTCACTCTTGACAACTTCCTTCAGATCCAGCCGCGCTTCAAGTATCATTTCAGTATCCTGTGACGGCAGAGCGACCTTGCTCAGCCCTTGGGTCGTGGTAACGAATTTCTAGCTCGTCATCGTCCATAAAGTCTTCTTCGTCTACGTCAGTCGAGGCCTCGAACCCCTTGACCAGGATCGCAGAGGAGTCAAACTGATCATCTGCTGCTGCATCACTGGTGCCGGTAAAGCGAAGATTCTCCGCCTCGTACGCAGGGTACCAGTCGGCCTCTTTATCAAACAAGATTCCGCCAGCCCGATGGCGTTTCTGATAGGGCTTCCCGCGAGTCGCCTTATCCTTCACCGGGTTAATCACGTGGAAGCTCAGGTAGTGGTCCCGCGCGCGCATCTCCTGGTAGATTGTATTCTCCAGAGCCTTCCAGATCACGCCACCCTCGACCGTAAACTGCTCTGGCGACCACTTTTCGTCCAGCTCAAACATCTTCTCGATCCACTCGGTCGGGTCCCAGCGGCCTACATGCTGGTCAACCACGCAGATCTTCCCGTCCAGCTTGCGCCCACCGACAGTAAAGCTCGTCCGGTTCGCCCGATCCGCCTTACTCACTGCGAAATCCACCCCGATCTGATAGACTTTCCCGGCCAACTTATCCGCTTCGCGCATCGGAAGGAAGTCATCTTTCCGAAGATACGCCTCGCTGTTATCGAACGGATCGTTCAGGTATTCTTGACTATACCCCGCCGCATCCCCCTCGTCAATGAA